AATCGTTTTCATCTTTGTTATCAGAGATTTGTACTGACAACATAGAACTTTTCAAGGATTATTTTTCTTATTTTAAAACACATTTTATAGAAAATACTATTTTAGTTTATGAGACTATGAAGAGTACATTATCTGAAGACACTTACACAGGCGCTGCTATGAGAGGAGCGCTGAAAGGACTTGTAGGAACTTTGATTTCTTTTGCAGCTCAGCATATATGTGCATATTTCTTAGGTGATGCTAATCCAGATACTTTGACAGAACATTCGTTTAGACAGCAGAGTGTGAAAACATGGTATAGCGCCCATTCTGATTATGTACGTAAAACCATTCCATCCGCTATAATAGATAATAGCAATGATACTTTAAGTGATCTTGTAAACATGGATCATGAATTAGGAACTCGAATTTCATCTTTGAGATCAAAAATGAGAATTGTTGAATTAATTAGCAAAACTGGTTTTAAGAATGTAGCTCAAGGTATAGTTTCAGGAAGACGCATAATAGTGCAATGTCATTCATACGATACTACGCAAGGTGTGGCAAATATTTTTAGAGATTGGAATTGTTATAGTAATAATTCTTACGAATGCAATAACATTCCTTTTAAAATAGTAAAAGAGTGGCCTGAATATGACATGTCTATTATAGAGATAGACTTAGCAATTCCTATTTATAAAGATGCTACACATAGTTTATTTACAAAAGATTTAGACTTAGATGTGTCTTTTAATGCAAGAAAGATGTTTTTTATTAACGCACAAGCTGCTTTGAGTTTAGACAACAATTTTACTATTAATATGGATTCTTTCCAAGTGCAAAGTCCTGTGGTAAACAAGACTTACACGGTGATGCCTGGAGCAGGTATAGAATATTCTATCACAGCCCCTGGTTTATGTGGAAGTTTGTTAGTAGATGCAGAATTTGGTTTGTGCGGATTGCACGTTGCAGGAAGTTCCGATAGAGGATTTGCATTTGTTTTACCTAAACGGGTTTTGCGAGAGTTAAAGAATTTGTTAACATTTAGAGAAAGTCATCATTTAGAAATTAAGGATAACGTAGAGCCTGAGTATTCTGGTTTGAAATTATTTAACGATATTTTTCCTTCCAAAAGACCTTTAAACAAAACCTCTTTAAATAGGAGTGAATTGCATGACGTATTAACTGATGAGATAGCAGAAGTAGGAGAGAAATTACCTCCCAACTTTCTATCTCACGGGACTAAAACTTTAAATAAAATCGCTGCTAAATCTTTAAAACCAATTCCTTATATACCAGACGATGCGATACAATTCGGTAAGAAATGTATTCGGCGGTTCTTTATAGAGTTCGATGATCTATCAGATAAGGAAGTTATTAAGGGTATAAAAGAAGAAGATTTATCGGGTCTGAATAAACAATCCGTCAACGGATTTGGATACGAAAAAGATAAGACTCAATATATAGACTTCGATGAAGGAGTAGTTACAGAAAAATTTATAAGTATAATTAAAAATTTTCGTGAAGATTGTAAAAACGATACTACTAAGATTCAAGATTTATTGTTTTATGAGGCTTTTAAAGACGAGCTACGTCTGGAAGAAAAGGTAGACAAACCTCGTTCATTTAGAGTGGCTCCTTTACATCATACTTTTTTGGTTAAGAAATGCTTAGGCAAATTATTTTCTCATTGTAAAAATAATATGTGGGAAAATCAGATGGCTATAGGTATGAATCCGTATAAACATTGGAACAGACTGTATCAAAGACTAAAAACTTCATTTATTAATTTCGATGGAGATTTTGGAAATTGGGACGGAGGAGCCCCAGCTCAAGTGCAAGATGCGATTTCAGAGATGGTTCTAGAGTTCTATAAAGGTCAAGATCCGGAAGCGTTGAAGGTCTTACTTAATTCTATGGTCAGGACGTTTGTCTTGATAAAAGAAAAAGTTGTGTTGACAACACATTCTATGCCTTCAGGTTGCTGGGTTACGGCTTTCTTTAACTCTTTGATAAACAGATTTTTAACTGCTATGGTTTTATTTACTGAAATGGCTAAGGATGGTTTAATACCTACAGTCGAAGATTTTGATGCATTGATTGATTTTGTAATGGGAGACGATAAAATATGCGGAGCGCCTAAGCGTTTAGCGAAATATTTTAATGCTATAACAATGAGAGATTTTGCTTATAGTATAGGTATGAAGTATACAGATGGAGATAAAGGAGAAATCACAGAGATTTCTAAGCCTTTAAGTGAATGTGTATTCTTAAAAAGAAACTTTAGACTTCACTCACAGCTTTGCACCGTCGTTGGACCTTTGTCCTTAACTACACTAATAAATTCATTAAGATATAAAGATTCTTCCAGGGACTATGATGAGATCATGGGAGGAAAAATGACTGCTTTTCAATTTGAAATGTTTCTCCACGAGAAGCCAGAATTAAAACAAAAAGTTTTAGAATCAGCACGTGACTCATCTTTTTATTTTAAAGAGTTTAGTGACGAGCATATTAGTAAAACTATGAAAGAAGACGATACTTACATTTCAATAATGAAGAATTTAGGAAAGATGATTTCATCTTATTCCTAAAACTTACACTCCAACTTTTAGTTGAGATATAGTAAATGGAGTTATAAAAGGTTTTATCCTAGAAGCCTTGCTACCTACTATGTCAGAAAAAATAGGAAATGGAAGATTTTAATGATAGTCTTCCTGTGAAAACATATCATTTCAAATAATAAAATTAACAATACAGATAACAAGTTTGCAACAGAAATGTGTTATGACATGCAACAAACAAACCAAAGTATGG